AACAGTCTGTGCTTTATTTATATCAGAAGCTGGTACACCACCAACTGCTGTAGCACCTGAAATAGTAATTGAATCGCTTACAGCAATATTATGTTCTGCAAAATCTATCACCAATGATGTTGAACCTGATGTAGTTTTTAAAGGATTAGCTAGAACAATATTTTTTTGTGTGACTGCAACAGTTAATGTATCTGTAGTTCTTGCGGTTATATTTTGGTCAAGGGAAAGAATTCTACTTTCAATACCGCCAACAGATGTTGTTTCTAAATTAAAAGAAACTGCTTCTCCCACTTTAGCAAAGTTATCCGCATTGACAGTAATTAAATTAGAACCTGATGTAGTTTGTATTAATACAGGCACAACCAATTCATCATCAACTGTTATTTCACTTCCACCAAACTTACCTGATTTTACAGATGTGACTGTATCTGGAACTGCAATCGTAAAACCAAAGCCATCAGAATCTAAAGCAACTATGGCATGAGTTCCAGCACCTTCTGAATGATTGATTGCAGAACTTAAAATATACTCGCCATCATCAAATGTTTTGGATTCAAAACCATTTATCTTTACTTGTTGTCCTACAGAAAAATTTGCTGTGCTTCTATTTGCATAATTAATATGAATAACTACCGAACCTGATTGCAAACTAAATGAAGGATTGGTTGGTTTTATTTCCCTAAAAATACTTTTTTGTGCTGGTGAAGTATTATTGATTGGTGATGTTGAAGAACCTTGTGTTGATACACTAGAACTACCACCACCTGATGCAGTAGCACCTGTAGTCATTCCCCAATTCAATTCTTTAACCACAACTGAACTAAATCTAAAGCCTGTATCACCAGCAAAGAAACTTTGTTGAGATTCATTATTTGTAAATCTTGTGTTGATTCTGTCAAAGTCCACAAATAATGAACTTGCTTGTACTGCTATTGTGCTTGTTCCAGCTTCAACATCTTCTTTAATAACAGGATTATTTAATCTGCCATCAAATATTAATAATGGGTCTGAAACCAAAGCATCGTTGCTATCTAAAAATGCTTTGTAAATTTGTACTGTTCTATCTAAGTAACCGCCTGTTAAAAATAAATTTACATAAGTCGTATCTACACCTGATAAAGAAATACTTATAGTTTCAATATTGGCTTCATTGGTTTCAACAATATCTGAAAAAGCTAAAAAACTTCCTGTTGGTGTATAAGTGTTTGAATCGTAAGTGACAGGAATATAAGCATCAGATAAAAAATAACTGACATCATCAAAAGATAATTTAACTAAATGAAAAGGTTTGTTTGCAGATTTAACAATCTCTGTTTGAAATGCACCTGTACTTCCTCTATCCATCTCATTAAAACACTTCTATTAAAGTCATACTGAAACCAAATAAAGCAGTAGTATCGGTAGCAAATTGAGTAATATCTTCGGTAAAAGAAACTGTAAAAGGTACTGATGCAAAAGTTATGGTTTCATCATTAGCAACTGCATTTAAAAGATTAGGTGCAAAATTTAAGGTGGCATGACTTGTGCCATCTGCATCCATGTCAGCAGTAGCCATATACACTTTTGAATGACCACTAAATTTAAAGAAATCACCAGCTTTTATAATGCCTGATTCTGAAGCTGTAAGACCATCTATAGTCGCTGAATTTGCACCAACTGACACCGCACCATCAACTACAGGAGATTCGGTTGTATCGCCTTGTGATGTGCTTATAACAGGTGGTATATAAGTGAAGGTTTCAAACTGACCTTGTTGCTTCATAGCAAAAGCGTAAATAGGCGCAAACTCTGTTCTAGTCATTGGTGGAAACTCCACTTCTAATGACCATCTTTGACCACCTCTTCTTCTTACTTGTCTTTTTAAATTTTGAGTAACAGAAACTAGAGTAGGTTCTATTGATTTAATATTTACGCTACTTGCCGCTGGTGATGTTGGAAAACTGCCACTCATGTTACAAAACCTCTTCTACCTCGCTTATTGAATTCACTTTCAATTATGGCAGATATTGTAGGTGCGTTTTCTGTGATTGCTTGAAGTGTATCTCTTGAATCAAAAGCTTGTATATTGTAAGTGATATTTACAGGCATACCACCTGAACCCATACCACCACCTAATCTATTGTTTGGTACGATTGTTCCTGTTTTGTTTGGCACAAATACTTCTGCACCAGCTTCACCGACTAAATATGGTCTGTTAGCGGTAACTGTTCCACCTCTTTCTCTTTTTGCAAAACCTTCAAGGAAAGAACCAAAACCACCTGTGATTTTATCAATAATTAATTTTCTAATCGCTATTCTTAATAATTCTTTGATTACAAAGTTTGAGAAATCTTTAAAAGATAGTTTACCTTTCATCAAACCATCAACTAAAGTATCTTCAAATTTTTTCATTGAAGCAACCATAGTATCGCCAATCAATTTTCCTGTTGTGCCTATACCATCTTTAAATGTTTGTAATGGTGCTTGTGCATTTTGAGAAAATTCTTGTAATCTTTTTTCAAATTCTGAAACTTGTTGTATTGGTCCGACAAATGAATTTTTTATATCTTCATCAAGACCTTGTTGAAATAAATCTCTTATATTATTGATAGTTTTAACAGTATCAGTTAAGAAAGTATTTTCTGCTGGTGGTTGTGCTAAAGATGCAAAAAGTCTATCTGCTTCTGCTGTAAGTTCTTTTGCTCTTTCTGTTGAGCCTACTAAACCAAAAGATAAAGAATCTGCAAGTTCATGTCCAATAGCACTTAGTTTTAAAAATTGTACTTGAACTCCTTTGATAATATTTCCAAGACCGCCAAAGAATTTTGTAAAGCCACTTACGAAAGAATCTACCGCAACAGCTACAGTTCCTAATGCTGTTAAGAAATCAACGACAAACTGCCTTGTGAAAGTTTGTAAATTTTTATCATCAAAAAATTCTTCAAAACCTTTAGCTAAATCTTCAACAACAGGTAAAAAAGAAGTTGTTATGGTATCTCTAATAACTCTGAATCTAAATCCAAGCCTTGATAGTCTATCGTTAAAAGATTCTGCACTTGTTATGGCTTGTGTTTTTATAATTAAGCCTAGCGATTTGTTTTTTTCTATATATTCATCAAATGCTTTTCCGCCTATAACAAGAGTGTTAGTTAATTCTTGACCAGCTCTTCCAAACATTAATGCTAAATTTTTATTTCTAAGAAACAAATCTTCAGTTTGCATCAAGCCTGTCATGGTATCTTTTAAGACATCATTAAAACTTCTTTCTTTTCCTGAAGCATCTAATAAAGCAACTCCATATCTGTCAAAAATACGAGTATAAGTAGCTGTACCTTCTCTTGCTTCTCCGATAGTTTTTGCAAATTTTTGTAAGGCTTTATTTGCAGTTTCAATCGAAGCACCTGATTGAATAGCAGATAATTGAAAAGATTGTATTACATCGGTTGATGCACCTGTCCGAGTGGCTATTTTCCCTATGACATCAAGATAATCGAAGGATTTTTTTGTTATGACTGCTAATGCACCACCCAAAGCACCAATACCAGCAGTAAGCATACCGAAGGCTTTTAAGGCACTGCCAACTTGATTTTTAACTTTGTTAAGACTTTGTGTAACTTGTCCAAAAACAGCTTTGGTTTTATTAACCGCAGAAATGACAATATTTAATTTACCTAAGTTACCCATTGTTTTCCATTTTACTATTCATTTCTTCTAAATATGCCAACCAATAAATAAACTCATCTACTGTCATGCTCTTTTGCAACTGTTCAACTGTCATGCCGAGCCTGTCCGCAAGAGCAAACATAGCAAATAGGTCAGAATCGGCTTTTACTTTTCCTGTGCTTTTTCAGGTGCAATACTTCCTAAAATCTCAGTTGCAACATTAGACAAAACTTCCACATCAGCAGAATTTAAAAATTTATCTTTATCAGCTAATGTGAAAAGTTTGTTGCCATCTGCATCAAGACTTTTGGTAATGATTGCATAAACCATTACTTCTAAATCACCACCATTTGCCATTTTTATAAGTCTTTTAGACTCTTGTAATGTTAATGGTTTTGTAAAAATTTCTAAAGGTTCTTCGTCTGTTCCCCATTCTTTGACTTCAATTTTTTTTATTTCTTGAGAATCAAAGTGAGCAACGACATTATCTATCGCTTTAGTCATAATTAGTAAGTACCAATCGTCAATGCACCTGTTCCTTGAAATGCAATAGTCATTTCAACAAGTCCATCATGAGCCGCAGTTCTAGTAATATCAGTTACGATAGCACTTCCTGACAATTTGTATGCACCGCTTCCTGTTCCTTCAGGTGCTAAATTCAAAGTGAATGAAGAACCTATAGTCAAAGAAACTTGACCTGAACTATCAGTATCATCAAAAAATACATCAACTGAACCTGAAAATTCAGTAAGAGTAGCTTCAAAAGTCTTTGCTGAGTCACCCATAGAAGTAGATTCTGTAGTGTCACCTGTTTGAGTGATACTGTAAGACCTAACTTCAGCAATATCATTACTGCCTGTCTGTACTACACCAGCTTTACCTGTAAATACCGCCATTATTAATCCTCTTTAGATTTTGTTTTAATTTTAGACTCTCCTTCAAGAGTCCACCCATTTGCTTTCAGATTTTCAACTTCTGAGTCAAAAACAGTAATTTTGTTTTTGCCATCAGGAGAAATCATTACATTTTTATCCATAATAAAAAACCTCACAATGCAACATCTGCTGTTGTTTCTGTTGTTAAATAAATTATATTATAAACCATAGTCATAACAGCAATTGGTTGTTCGCCTTCGCCATTATAATTGATTTCTGTCGAGTCTAGGAAAGAATCTCTAGCTAAATCGTTATGAGTTACATCTGCACCCATAGCCGCTTCAACTTCTTTAGCAATCGTGTCAATCGTATCGTCATAATTGCTATTTGCTTTCACATATGCTTCAACTACTAGAGATAGATTCCTTTGCAATGTTCTTGTTGAACCCATTTCTAGTAATTCCGAATCTTCAGATTTTGTATAAATAATTAATGCTGGTAGCTTAGAATCTTCTAAATTATAAACTCTACTTTGATAAACATTAGAACCTGTAGTGGTTAGACCTGTTAAGGTTGTACCTACCCTTTCTCTAATTTGTTGTCTGATGTGATTAGCCATTATTGTTCTTGTAATATTAAAGCTGTAATGCCTGTGTTATCAGGTTGCACATTTACAACAGAATAAGTTTTTGCACCTTTTAGAGTATTACCATCTAAATCAGTTTGTGCTGCAAAAGCTAAAGTATCTCCATGACTAGCAGAAGATACATCTTTGGTTTTGCAATATGCGACAGGTGTACTGCCCTCAACTCCTACAGTTAGACCATCTACTGATAAATATTCATCTTCAAGGATAACCTTGATAGTTGATGCAGAACCGCCTGATGGAGTATATGTAGCAGACACACCATGTCCATAAGAATCATCAAAGTAGCCATCAAAATCAGCATCAAATTCTAAAGCCATTTATTTTCCTTTTCTTCCTTTGACTTTAACTTCTGATTTTTCTAAGCCTACACTTCTATCTTTTTTTTCAGATACTTTGCCTTCAGAAACTTCTGCTTTGCCATAACTGATTAAGATGTTAGCTGTGTCATTATTCAACTCAACTACATCACCAGCAGAAACTTTTTTACCATCAGCAACTGTATCTCTAAGAATTAAAACTTTCATTTTGCTTTCCTTGTTTTTTGAAAGGGCAGTAGAGAAAACCCCTACTGCCTTTTCAGTTGTTAATACCATCTATTAACTTGCGTTACAGAAAGATACTGCGTGTCTTACAGCTACGTCTACTGATTGTAGAGCAACAATTCTAACAGTACCTGAAGTAGAATTACTGTAAGGGTCCACTGTTATATCAAGACCGCCAAAAAACCCAATTAATAGGTCATTGAAGTTTCCGAACACATAGTTGTTAGCAGTTAATTGGTTAGAAATAACTACTGGATAACCATTCACCATGTTGTTCTCCGCAACGAATAAGCCAGAACCTGAGTCTTTGGCTGTAGTTTTTAGAGTTCCATAGTTAGTAGGATTAATGATGTAAGCTAAGTCGCCCACCAAAGCATTATCAACAGCTACAGCAGTTTCAATTGAAACCATTTCTGCGAAAGTAGGTGCAGCAGCACTACTTAAAGAAACAGTATTGATACCTGAAGTGTTAGTGATACCTGTTGGATTTCCACTAGAACCACTACCTTCTAAAGCACCATCATCAATTGCAATTGCCATTGATTTAGCTAAGTCATCACGAATTAAGTTTTCAACATCTAAAGATGATTGAAGCATTAATTGACGAGTAACGTCTGTGTGTACACCTACAGTTTTTGGAGACATAGTTACAGAACCAATTACCATTTCAGACTCACCTGATGCACCACCTTCAGCACTAATAAAAGCAGCAGAAGCGGCAGATGTTTTCTTAGGAATCTTTACATCGCCTTGTAGTCCATTTAGGTTAGTAGCCAATGGCATTACAGCAGATGCGTTTCTAAGAGCATCAATAAAGCTTTCAGGTCTGAAGTCTTGACCAACAAGACCAGCATCGTCAGACGCATTTAGGTCTCTTGTGTTCCAATTGCTCATTACTTCAGGCGGAAGCATAATTCCTTGTGCAGTTCTGCCATAGTGTTTAGATGCTTCTTCTGAACATTCAAATTCAAATTCAGCTTCTCTTTGTGCTTGTCTATCAGTTGGATTAGCTAAAGCATTAATTGCTTTCATAATCGAAAACTGACGAACTTCCTTTTTAGTCATGCCAATTTCAGGAGTTTCTAAAGGCTTATCAGTCGCTATTTGGTCTAATAAGATTCCTCTAAATTCTTCTACTGAGTTGCCATCTTGAATCGCCTTGTCAGCTAAATCCCTTCTGTTGTGTCTAACAGCTAAGTCCATAATTTCTTTAGAATTTCTAACAAATTCGGCTTTAGCTTCAGCAACAGATTGTTCTCTAACTTCATCAAGGTTTATTTCATTTTTAACTTCTTCAGTCATAGTATTTACCTTTATGGTTGTTTGTTTTTGTTTATCTTGAGAACGACCTACTCCAACTTCAGATGAAGAATCTGCTGGAATTGAAACAACGCTCACTTCAAGCGGAGTTGTTCTAACTCTAAACATAGGTCTATCATCTTTCATTTCTTTCATTCGTTCCATGCCATTTATCTTATAGCCAACGCTGATATTTTGACGAATACCATCTCTGACATCTTGATATATTTCTTCTGCGAGTTCACTTCGACCAAAGCGAACTATTGCCTTCGCACTTTTTGTTGCAGAATCAATTTCGTATCTTTCGACCACACCAATCTGTTTCTTCATGTCATGGTCTAAGAGTAAAGGAGACCTACCACTACCAATAAAGCTAGTGTCGATATCCTCTTCAGAATGTGAGATTATTTCCATGCCAAAATCTCTTTCAACAGGTTCTTCGGAACTAACTCCGATTCTCACTCTTCTATTTTCTTCATCGATATAAGATGCTCTTGAAAGGTCTAGAGTTCGATAGACAATATCGGACTTATCTAGTCTTTCTTCTTCATCTTTATCTTCTTCATCATGGTATGGTCGAGATTCCATCATTTCTTTGTCATCATCTTCCATACTTTCCATCATATCCTCATGTTTAGCAAATGATATTACGTAAGTATCATCTGTTTCCTCAACATTGAGAATATGTCA